AACACACACACACATAGAAACATGCAAAATATACATATGCAATTCACTCAACATTTTTATGGGTTCCATCAGGGGAAGTTCACGATCATGGGGGCCTAATCCTCCTGTTCATCCTTTCCTTCCGGCTTTTCTGGTTATACAAATTTTTATTGGGTTTCCGTCTTATGTTTGTGGGTGACGAGTACTAATCTCGTCGTGAAACGAGCAAAATTACTCTAGAGATAGTACCTCCCGAACTTGTGGGGATACTTAGTGATGCAACCTGCGAGGGATCAGTGATAGTCACAGCCACCTCGTAGGTAATATTCGCACTGCTCGTGGAGCTGATAGTATCGGCCTCAAACCGCGTAGTGCCAGGTATCAACTGCGTTATAGTGCAGTTGTTGACACTAGGGTTGTTGGTCACGATAAAATCAGTGAACGTGCCGAGGAACGTACACTGAACGAAATACGTGCCTACCGTACCGACGGGAAAATAGATCTGCCGGGCACTACTGGTGGTAATCTCCATAGTGCCTGCCGTACTAGTCAGACCACCAAAGTAGTCTGTAGACGTCGGCGAATCGTTCTCCAACGATGCCCACTTATACTGGGAAGTGACATTGCTGGCGACAATGGGTTTGGCCAACTCAATTTCATAAGTCAACCACACATCACCCAACACCACACCATCGGCTTGCATGCCAGATGTGGCGATGTGGGTAACACCCAAATCGTACAGCAACACATTGTCCCCAGCCGGGACATCCTGCGTCCGCACGTACTGAACCTGAAAAGGGTTCTCCTTAGGCGCGCACTCGATCGGGTGCACCACAGTCTCCGAAGGGACCACCTCGCTCGACCAGTATTCATTTAGCATCTCTACCTTCGAACTTGGGGGCGTGTCGTTGGCTCGATATGATGTTTGGAACATCACAGACCCCAACGCATTGTTGGTGCTGGAAACAGCGTTACCAGACGTTGGGATATAGTGGTACACAGCACCACGAATCTTATACGTCTGGAACGAACCTGCAACCGTAGACAACCACGGGAACGTCGCTGACAGACCGGGGTTAATCGATAAGGAACGCTGGACAGTAAAGGCTTGAGAACCTTTAATCTCCCCAATGTACTCACGATGGCGAATGACAATGACCTGATCGGTCTTGTGCATCATGGGGATGCCAGTAGACGCTTTCCTAACAAGCGAGTTCTGCACAACCTCATAATCTCCGCTCCCTAACCACCGGCTTAACGCCGCTCCCAAGGAAGTGCCTACTGAGGAACCTCCTGCGGGCATACCCACAAGCGTTCCAACAGCACCACCACCTAACCCTCCAAGATACCTCAAAGCTGATCCTAGTCGGGTGAGCTCCTTCTTCTCCTTCTTCGTACTCTTCATTTTCTTAATTTTAATTGTTTTGGCCATGATATAAGGCAAACGTCACAATTGATATACACAACAAATCGTATACAAGGCTAGTCAATTGCAGAGCCGTACTACATAGGTGATGTACCAATGCAGTCGATGGTCTCAACATGTTGAGTGGTGGATGACAGGGTCCAATTCCTATAATACTCCTCCATAGCAGTCTGCTCATCTGGGGTTATCCCAAAAGCCTTGAAGAAACTGAATCGCGTAGACTCCGCAACGGGCATGACTTTTGATTCCATACCCACGCTCATCATCCGTGATCCACTTTGCATGAATTGAGCCTTACTCATCTTGCTGGGCTTGCCATGACGCATATAAGCTCTATAGAACTCTTGCATCACAGGCACTCCCGACATTAGAGCCAGGCCGCATTCACCCACGGCATACAACCACGATCGTAAAGCACCGTCAGTGGTTAACGGAAAGAGGCACATACTGTCCTTTTCCCGAACGGTTGAGTAGTTACGCACCATGCGCCACCCACCGTCCACACAGACGGGGTGAGTTTGGCAGAACTCAATCTCCTCAAACTCATAAACCGGCTTTTCGACGACCATAGTAAATCCGCAGGTCAAAGCATAATCAGCAAACCCTTCATTGAACCTGTCCAAGTCGAGTTTTTCCATAATAACAACGCAGTCATCTCCGTTGTTAGCCAAACTTGCTCGAACTCCGACTCTCCTCAGCCAGGTCCAAATCAGTGCACACGTGATATAGCTGTTACCGAGGGACGTGTTCATATCTCCAGAACCTCGCCCACCGGTCACACTATACTTGATCTTTCCATCATGGCAATAAGCGGTACCCTTGTTATGAAGCTGCATCCTCAACAGACGCCTCAACTCCTTACAATGGAACAGGGAATTGTAAAGGGAGTGTTCATGCTCCAACAGCCCAACATCAACGCTCGCGTCAAATCGCGAAGCATCAATGCCAACTGCCACTGGATCAATGTACTTCTCCCACAACCCCCACATCTCCTCTCCCATCTCATTCGCATTTAAGCCCTTAAACACCACATATCGTTGTCTATAAACTTTGGCCATCGCCCTAAAAATGGGCTTCTCACTGTGTTTAAGGTACCTCCCCAACCCAATATTATAGATTGGTGAGCGCGGCTGGATGGTACGCGGCGACTTGTTCATCGGTACCTTCTCTACCTTCATGAAAGTTCTAAAGTGTGCATGGATTTCCTTCACACCATACTCAACATACTCGTCTAGATAGGAAGCATAAATCGTTCGCTTTCGACCCTCATAACTGTCGACAAACTCGTCGGGCGTTACGGGGTGGAAAGTACGGCCTGCAGCCTTGACAACTTTCTGTTTAAACTCTCCCAATATTTCGTCGTAGTAGGTTTTCCCACGACATTTCCTTCTAAGCAACTTACCGCCTACTTTCGCATATATCATGCGTTCAGCGATAGCAGCACATGTGGTCATGACGTCCGCAGCATTTGTGCAGAGAGTGCGGCCTTCTGGAGCCACTCCCCCCACAACATACACTCGACGCACCTTCTCGGCCTCTCGCCTCCAGTGGATGGCCAAACTAGCATACTTAGGGTCCTCATTGCGCAAACACTCCCATGTGTCTTCACTAGGAGCATGAGCAACGCTGGGGACCACATAAATATTGCTATCGTCCACCTTGGCGGGGCGCCCCTACTTATAGCCAAAGGCTCGACGAAGCTTCTTGAGCCAACGATTGAGTCGACTCAGATGCTTGTCAAACCGGCCCTCCACCATCTCATTGTACGTCCCAACCGCCTCCTGAGCCATAAGCTCGTGATAGGTCGGCTGGAACGTCAACGCGACGATGTAAGGCAACACTTCTGCCTGGTGGCTTGGCCTGAGCCCATGATCATTCATAATGGTCTGGGCATAACGCCACACAGCCTTGGTGTTAGCTTCGGTAGGGTTAGGTGTGCCGAATTTCGCCTTGCACTTATCTAGCACCTTGCGGGCGTAATTCGCCCGGTTCTTAAACCCACGCAACACGCGTGAGCCTCTCACCTCAAGGGGTTTCGTCTCATCAACGATGCTAGGCAAAGCTCGAGCTTTGTCCGTCACGACCGCCGGTTCCGCCTGGACCGGCTCTTCCTGCTGTTGTCCTTCATCGTGCCCCGCTAAAACACGTTGGACTTCTTCTGACGCCTCCTTGTCAGCTTGGAGTTGGGCTCGTTCCGCCTCTTCCAGCAACTGAGCATTAAGCTCAGTGCTGTCAATGGAGGTGTTCGCCAAACACTCCTCAGCCAACCGAGGGTCGTATTCTGCAGCAAGAATAGCGGTAGCTAGTGCACTTCGTTCATTCGTCAGGGCATTACGCAAGCACGTGTAAATACCGAACGCAGTCGGGGTTAGGCAAGCCCCTATCAACACTACCACACCCACAACCATGGGTGTGTCCCGTACTATCAAATCAACAACTAGTAGTTATTGATTGCAC